AAGGCCAAAATTCATTTTGGGAATAGTGCTAGCGTTGGTTCCGTCCTGGCCACCAGAATAGAAATTGCCAGCGTTAGTCCATACTAGGTCAGTAGGAACATAGAAGCTTTCAGCTTTAATCATACATTTTGAATAAATGGGTGCCAGTAGCGGTGACACGCGAACCATAAAGTCAGAACGTTGGCGAATAATATCGCCAGGGTAGACCATTCGGAAATTAGTAGGAATTAAATATCCCATGTTGCCAGAGAAGTTGTGCTCGCGGGAGAGATCGTGTCGGTGTAGTTTTCGTCGCATTAGAGTGCTCCTGTAAGATTGTAAAATTTGAAACGACTTTCGATTTGACTAATAGTCGCTTTGTTTAATTGTGTAATCAAATTCTTTTTTTGTATGTCATCCGGCGTAAACGGCGCATCTTTGAAATGCGTTTCATACAGTTCGGACATTTCTTTTTTCCATAGTGCAAGTTTAACCTCCGGTGTGTTTAGTGACTCATCGCAGAGTCCTAGTGTTTTACGAAAATGACGTTTGAGGTACCGTCCAATGGGATAAGTTTTACCGTCGGTATGTAGCACTGAGGGCACGTCACCTTCGTTTTGATAATGTGTTGGCGAGAAATCCGTTTTACTTTCGTAATTAAGTGCAATCTTCTCAATCGCGTCGGCCCCGATTCCTGGGCGAAGGGACATGCGTGCAAACTCTGGATATCGGCCTTTGAGAAATTTTTCGGTGAAGTCATTAGATTGAGTCCTTCCTTTAGTTATATATCCAGCTACATAGGATGCTGAATGCGTTGTAAGGTCGCCAAGCAGTATGTGACCTTTTCCCCAAGCTGAGTGAACAATTTCACACGCAGGGCATCTGTATTTTCCTGATCTGTCTTGGCACCGAACGCCAGAGCAAGTTGGGTATCCAAAGAGGATCGCATGGTAGTGAGGGTGTCCAGACACCTCTCCATATTCTCCAACTCCGTAATAACGGATTCGAGCCGTTGTAAATCTTTTCCGTAGAGTTTTGAGGAAATTCGTGAAGTGTTTAGGGACAAGGGAGCCTCCTTTTGGGAAAGTGTCTTTTTTAGGGTCGTAAGTCAGTGTTAAGAATGAGGTATCGCCGTGCAGGCGAGCCTCGAGCATTATTCTGTGTACCCATAGTCTTCGTCGTGATATACGACATGGAAGACACTGACCACAAGAAAACGGGAGGCTCCCCTTGACAAACGGCCGTCTGCATCGGGAGCTTACTTTTTCCATCAAAATTTTAAGTCAACAGACGTTTCATTCTAGTTCTATAAATTTTGTTAGGTTTTGAAGATTTAATAAATCTTTTTTTGCCGCGTCTACCGCGGCTTTTTCGTCGTCGCATTTATGCTCCTTTTAGTAATTGTATTTAGGGTTTTTTCGATATTTTTGGAATTTTTCCCAAGCTTCAAACGCGGCGTCGCCGAAGTTACGTTTACCCTTTGAGGGATAGAATGCTTGGCGAGAAACGGACCAACGCCAGTGACTTCCTTTAGGGAGACCTTCCTTGGGAGGTTTGGGTCCTTTATTGAAGTTAGGGGCAACAAGATTTTGTGTAGCCCATAGAGATTCGGGAATGAGCTGGTCCTCAATTCGATTTTTAATATCTTGAGAAGGGACAGGGCGCAGACCACCGTCTGCTGTCATAGACCAGCCAACAGAAGGGATTGAGCTTCCCTCAGAATGGGGTGCTGAACCGGACATACCGGTTCTTTGAAGTGGTGAATCAACAACAGGGGTATTACCTTGTCCAGGTATAAGATTACCACTGGTAGAGGGGAAAGCCGTACTCCGTGCAGAATTGACAGAAGTCATCTGAGTCATTTTAAGATCATTATCCATTTTCATACCACGGAGAGTTTCGAGCTTTAAGAGTTCATCAGTTTTTCGCTGAGACTCGTCTGCATTCGCGAGCGCTGCTCGCTGAATATTTTGTCCAGCTTCGGAAAATATATTTCCGTACTGAGAGGGTGTGTGAGTTGCTTGAGGAGTGTAGGTAGGTGCTCCGAGTGCAACTTCAGGGCTGATACCAGCTTTTTTTGCATCAGCGATTTTCATTTGAAGACCGTTGCGAAAGTAGAAGTCTTCGCGGTCCATATTTCGTTGCGCTGCTCGTTTATTCTCGTAGTTCTGGTATATTGCTCCCGCTGCAATAGCAGCGGCAGCCCAAAGGGAATTTCGAGAATTAGGATTAGCGGCAGTCGCGTAAGAAGGGTCGGTAGTACGACCAGCTAGAGTTGCAGGAGAAATCATACACACCTCACTTTAGATTTTTTAGTCCATACGGGAGTTTTTTGTCCAACTTTTCCAGCGCGGCCAGTTGCGTGCATAACTTCTGCACGGGATTGTCTGTTAACACAGATGGAAGCGCCGGCGCTTCCAGATAAGCCAGTTTTAGCTACAACAGCTTTAGTGAGGGTGGAGGTAGGAGGAGGACGATATAATCCACGCGTAGCGTTGGACTGATACGCCTTAGCCTCTTTCTCATAGATAGCCCGTAATTCACGGGCATATTTCCTCTCCACGTAATCCAATTCCTTAAAGGACATAGTAACATTGGGGTTACCGTCATGAAGTGCTCGGTATTTCGTTAGGAGAGGGTCGGGGGACGAGCTCAAACTTCGTTTGAGCTTCGTGAGCCAGTTACCAGTGGGCAACCTACGGTTAGAAATCTTATTTCGCCGACTTTTATTTCTGGCCACTCTTCCCCCTTTTTTTGTTTTAGGTGACACACTGCGATGGTGTCACCTAGCCATGTACGCATCAAGTAGCGTACATGTTTAGTCTTCCGTTTCGCCCTCAGATTCCTCGGGCTCTTCTTCAGCTTTTTTCGGTAGTTTTTTGCGAGTTTTTCGCATTAGGGCTTGTTCGCGGGCGGATTGAACATCTTTTTCCGCCTCAGCCCGTGTGTGTTGTAACATAACATATTCTCCGGCTGTCATTTCTTCACCGGTTTGTGGATCTGTCATGAGTTGGTGAGGGGTCTTATCCTCAATAGGATCTGTATCGAACGTATCGTCCCCAGGCAGCGCGTCAAGGGCTTTATCCTGCTCATGGTTGCGGATCGCTTGTAAAACGCGCTCATGAGCCGACAGGGGCCTTTTAAATTGAACAGAGGATGCCTTGGGAACAGGATCTAATGTCTCCTTGCGTCGAACAGGGTAGCCATAGCGGTTAAGTTCATAACCTTCTTTGAGTTCTATCTTTTTCTTCATAAGTTACCTCTTTTTGGAATTCTTCGCATAACACGAAGGGCTTTAATATCATGTAGTGCTTTAACACGTAATTGGTCTTGAGTAGAGCCATAAGCGAAGATGCGATCAGAAGGATCACAGGTTACAAAGGCTGCGTTAAGAGCGGGATTAGAGACAAAGTCTCGGGCTTGAGTAAAGTAATCGAGAGTAGTGACGAATTCTCCAGAGACAGTATCGAGAGATGAACGGTCGCAATAATTGCGGTATTGGTAACCCCAATCAGCGGCGGCACCAGTAGCTCTCACTTCTCGACGGTCAATAATCTCCTCGCCAATTTGGTCGAGATCGGGATCGAAGTAGTCTTCTTTAGTGTCGCGGAGAAATTCTTTATCGAACCCGCTCATATACATAGTTTTTGGAACAACAGAGAAGAGAGTCATAACGTAGCCGTGCCTTTTAACGCGGTATTTATAGCCATGACCTTGAGCGACGCCAATGCCGTGACCAGTATACTCTCCAACAGGAGCGCCAATAGGGTCGTCGTTAGTATCGTATTGTTGAGAAGTCTGTAAAACTTCTGAAATTTGTAAAGGTGTCGAAGATCGAGCAAGTAGAACCGGTTTTTGAAGTTCTATATCAGGTGCTCGAATACCGAAAGTAGCAAGGGTGTAATCAGGGTAAGAACCATCTGATTGCTGTAGACGAAGTCTGAAGCGGTTAATAGCTACGCGTTCAATAAGTTCTCGTATAGTACCAGCGGCGTCGCCAATATCTAGCTCAATAGAAGAGAGAACTGTTTCAAGAGTTCCATTAGGGTCTAAGACGCCCGGTGTACCAGAAGCAAAATCGGCGAGAATACCAGTCGTAGCGGTAGAGTATAAATCACGAGCGGCGGCGGGTGGTAAGCGAGATACGGCTTCCTTATAGATCTGCGCACTAGTGTTAGATTTGAGAGTTGTATTGATCGCAGAAGGAGTAACACCGCCGCCAGTTCCCATAGGAATTAGAACATCGTCGCCACGTTGTGGCTCAGTTCGAGCTGTAGTGAATCGGTCGTGCTCCCAACAGCGTTGGGCAAGACTAATATCAGTAGTAGTGTCCGGTCCGTCAGCGACAGAGTAGACACGTTCCGTTTGAAGATCGCGGTTTCGGTAATGCCAATTGTATATAGCGTTGTAACAGCGAGCAGGTAGAACATTTAATAAAATATCAGTAATAGCGCCGGTTGGAGAAATACCAAGATGATTTACCATATCACCGGCCGCCACAGGGCCTACGCCATTAAGGCCAAAATTCATTTTGGGAATAGTGCTAGCGTTGGTTCCGTCCTGGCCACCAGAATAGAAATTGCCAGCGTTAGTCCATACTAGGTCAGTAGGAACATAGAAGCTTTCAGCTTTAATC